TGGGTGAAGTTATTGAAATAAATTCAGGCAAAGCAATGCTCCATCCTTGGGACTTTAGGTCCAAGAAGCTGGATAAAGAAAAAATCGTTCAGGTTGTTATTTCAGAGCAAATAGATATTGAGACATTTAATGATTTGTCATTAATGGATAAGTATTTTGCTAAGGTTTACTGGCATCCGATGCTTGATAAAAATGTTCCAGCAGGATTAATCATATGAATCAAATTGATTTGTTAAAGGTCAACGTCAATGACCACAAGGAAACAAAGAACGGACTGTCCTACCTGTCATGGGCATGGGCATGGGCGGAGGTACTCAAGGCTGACCCCAAGGCTGACTTTGCGGTGAGTACGTTCAATGGACAACCGTTCATGACCGTAGGTGATACAGCTATGGTCTGGGTGTCTGTGACCATCTTTGGGAAGCCTGTGACTTGCTGGCTACCAGTGATGAACAGTCGCAATGCCCCTATCTCCATTGCAGGTAGAACCTTCAAGGACAAGTACGGCAAAGACCAAACAGAGAAGGTAGATGCCTTTAATGTAAACACATCCCTCATGCGCTGTCTTACAAAGGCAGTGGCTATGCACGGGCTGGGTCTTTACATCTACGCTGGTGAAGACCTACCTGAGAAGGAAGAGGAGAAGGAAGTTCCCAAAGAAGTGAAGAAGGCGCGGCTACCCTTGCAGCCCACTGAGTGGGACAACGGCGACGAAAGCAGAAAGTTGTTTGCAGACTCAATGATTGAGTACACAAACATCTGCAAGGATGTCGAGAGTTTAAACAGCTATTGGATTAGTAACCAGCTTCAACTGGAGTCCCTGAAGAAGACCCATCTGAATCTGTACCAAGATGTGCTGTCGTATTTTGCAAACCTGAAACAACAACTGAAAGAGGCTAAAAATGGCTGAGTACAAAACTGAGTTCAAAGAACTACCTGATGGCGGATCACTCCGTGCTAATGCAACCAAGAAGACCGAGAAGTCTCCTGACTACTGGGGTTCGCTTGCTGTAAACATCAAGGACATGACCAATGTTCAGATGGATGGCGACATCATGGTGATCAAGCTGAGTGGCTGGAAGAAGCAAGACAAGAAAGGCCATACGTTCCTGTCTCTTGCGGTGAATCGTTTTGTTCCTGAAGGTCAAGCGCAAGCTAACCGTCAGTCGCAACAACCTGTTCCGCAGGACTTCGCGGACGATATTCCCTTTTGATCATGGCACTTCAATTTGAAGCGAGAAAGGTGGCGTTGAAACAAGACCGGACAGGTTTTGTTCTGACGCTGTCTCTACACCCAGATGAAATCCCTAGCGAGTTGCTCCGGGATTTTGTCGGGGCACGATATGCCTGTGCGCTGGTTCGCATCCAAGATGATGAGTCAGCGACGGTCTACAACAACCGAGTCAAGACGGCGGGAATGATCTGCCGTGATCCAGAGTTTCAGCGGTTCATTTCAGATACATACCACATTGATCTGGACGATGAAAACGAAACAGCGGCGTTTCTATGTAATCAATGCAGGATCGACTCCCGGTCACAACTTAACGGAGACTCTGTAGCTCAATCCATCTTTGATGAAATAGTGACTACCTTTGGGCTATGGAAACATGAAAAAAACAATTCCTTCTAATCGGCTGATGCCCTTTATGACTTACCTTGAGTCAGATGAACACGTTCGTTTAAAGAAGTTTGCCAAGCAAAAGAAACTTGCAATGGCAAAGATCATCAGGGAAGCAATTCTCTTACGAATGGCAGACGGCAACCCCTACATCCAAGGGTACAACGAGGCAGTCAATAAATGTATCAAGATGATAGAAGCCAACACCGCAGCGCAGATGAGGTTCCCCAGTGGTGCATCGTTTGCTGAAATCATCACCAATGAGTTATCTACCTGCTTGATTAAAGAGGCAACCAATGAAGCTGCTTAAAGGGGATAAGAACCAATGCCAAGGCTGTAAAGAGTACTTCAACAGCATCAAGGCATTTGATATGCACCGCAAGGGTAAACACGGGGTAGACCGTCGTTGCATGACCGTAGAGGAGATGACTGACAAAGGAATGAGTGTAAACGCCACTGGATTTTGGATTACCGAAAAGAAACCGCAAGAACTACTCGACAAGTTACACAAGGAAACAACATGAACCTGAACATATTTAAACGTATCGCTGCTTTGGAAGAAGAACAAAAGCAAATAAACATTATTCTGCTGGATGCAGTTATGGCTATTCAACAATTGCAAAAGACAGTTAACAACAACACTGTTCTAAAGAAAACTGCGGATGAAAAGAGGGCACGGGCACGGGCATACGCAAAGCGGTACTACGCCAAGAAGAAAGCAGCGTTGGCTTTCCTAAAGGCGGCTGCATGAAGATCAATATGCTCACCCGAGTGCGTAAGCACTTCAACAGCGGTATGCGTAACATCGACAGGCACAACCAACGCGCATGGGTCAAGTCCGTGCGCTTCCTTGGAACCAAGTGGCTGATACATCCAGCCAACATGATTGGGAGAAGCAAATGAGCTACATCCTAATGCTGTGGACTATTGTTGCTCACGGTAGTTACACCACCGCTACAGATTGGCGGCCTATGGCGCAGTTTGAAACTGCTGCGTTGTGTGAAGCGGCTGCGGCATCCATGAACGTAACGAACCGCTACCGTTGCCTGAAAATTAAAGGAGAAACGAAATGAACCTTAGTTCTGACGGCGAGGATAGCTTTCACAAGCGTTTACAGGCACAACTGAAGGAGTTGACATGAAGATTGTTTGGATTGTGCGAAAACACTTAAAAGAGCCGTATGGAGGGAGAAATCTTTACTGGGAAAGCTTTACTATCCACGGCCAGTATCAAAACAGAGTTAAGGCCAAGGCAGAAGCTGACCAGAAAAACAAAAGGTCAAATTACCTGTACACGGTCTATGCGCTCAAAGTAAAGGAGTTTGCATGAATAACACAGGAGGCCCAGCGTTTCCGAGCGCGGATTTTGAACACCACGAATACACAGGCATGACCCTGCGCGACTATTTTGCGGCCAAGGCAATGCAAGCAATGTTGTCTGATGATCCTGACTACCATCAAAAATATAAATTCATTGACCTTGCAGATTTTTCTTATCAATGTGCTGACGCCATGTTGAAAGCGGGAAGCTAAATGAAAGACGATGACGAACAATACATGAACCCGTGGCTGGAGGCTGGCATCGTGGTGTTGATCACGCTGGTGTCGATAGCAGCGTTTGCTTTTATGCTGGGGTACTTGGCATGACTCAAAACGACATCATCCGCATGGCGCGGGAGGCGGGTCTGCAACCATATTACGATGAGCAAGAAACTGACATTGAGGCCTTTGCCAACCTTGTTGCCGCTGCCGAGCGTGAGGAATGCGCGAAGTTGGCAGAGAAAACAATCTGCGACAAGCACATACCTACCGGTGTGAGCATCTACGGCACACGCGCCGCCAAAGCTATAAGAGCAAGGGGAAACACATGACCGGATTCAATTCAAAGCGCCAAGCGGCGAAAGCCAAGCTGGACGATGATGATGACACTCAGGTCTATGCCGACACGTTACTGATCGTGTATCAGCGAGGTTTTGCAGATGGTAAGAAAGCAGCACAGCGCCCGTGGGTAGAGTTGACCGAACAGGATATGCCAAGCGGAGAAGACCCAATGTTTGACCACCAATATTTCATTGCAGGAATGGTTTACGCCACCAACCTTTTAAAGGAGAAGAACACATGACTGACAGAGAAGTAATGCAGCAGGCGCTGGAGGCGTTGGACTCTGAGAATCCAGACATCCAGTTGAGGGCGGCACTTGCCCTTCGCACCGCGCTGGCGCAGGAGCAAGCGTTAAAGAAACTGGCTGACCTTGGGCAAGAAATAGAACAAGAGCCGGTGATTAGCGCATGGAGTTTGCGGGAAGTGTATTTTGATGATGACGGAGAACCAATAATGCACAGAAGCCCACCCGCAGCACAGCCAGAGCAGGAGCCGGTGGCAAAGTTGTTCGGCACCCTGCCTGTGTTTGACACCCCACCCAAAGCACAGCGCCCGTGGGTAGGGCTGACGGATGAAGAAGTTGCAATAGCGTCTGCTGAGTTTGATCTAAAGTCAAAAATAGCGTATCGCGCAGGGATGTACAAAGCCCAAATTATTCTAAGGAAGAAAAATGACTCAACATACTGAGCAAGAAGTAAAGCCTTGCAAGTTTGTAAACGGGGCTTGTGTGAATTGCGAGGCCACTGAGCGAGGAGATTGCGAAGGGTATGTTTGCAACGACAGTCTGTACGCAAGCTACACCAAGCGCCCGTGGGTAGGGCTTGAACCAGAAGAGATACTTGATTTGTTTGATGTAAACAATGTCTACGGCAGCAAGTGGATCGAGTTTGCCCGTACCGTGGAAGCCAAACTGAAGGAGCGCAACAATGGATAACTGGCGGTGCAGTCATGGCTGGTTGCGCGGTGAGCAGTGCGAAATCTGCAATGCACCCAAACGCGAATGGGTAGGGCTGACGGATAAGGAGATTTGGAGTGCAGTCAGTCGCATTGGAACATCAGACTCAAATGTAAATCCATACATAACAATCAAAGATGCCCGAGCCATTGAAGCCAAACTGAAGGAGAAGAACACATGAAAACGAAACAAGAAATCAAAGAGGAAATCAGCGACTTGTACGCAGCCCAAAAGGCATTTAGCGAAGCTGCGGAGTTTGCTCACAATCAACAAATGGCGGCAATGAAAAAAATGATTGTGTTAAACCAAATGCTCAAAGATATGGAGAATGACAATGATCACTGAAGACGACGAGTTTGAGCGCATTGAGCGCGAACAGAAGATGCGCTTGGACTTGGCACCAAAGAAGCCGTGGTCACAACAGACCATAGAAGAGCGTTTAAACCATGCAATCCGCATCTGGGAAAAGAACCTAGCCCGAGTTGATCACGACGGCACGGCGCTGAATCACGACACCTATGACAAAGACCCCGTGCGGTTCAGCACCGCAACGGATTACCAAACATTTGTGCAAGTACTTCACAGTATCAGGGGAAAAACATGAAACCAAAAATGCAGATGGGACCGGGCGAATATATCACCCAAGAATTTCGTGCTGAGATGGATAAATGGCTGATTGATTTTTTTGGATATGAAGACGAGGAGCCTCAACCTGTTGCGCCGGTTTATCAAGACGCGAACTTGCAAATTAAAGAAAAACCAAAGCCCAAAAATAAAACGCCAAGAACTAAAGTCAAGCGGACACAGAAAGAACCGGATACTGAGACATTTACCGGTCTTTTAGATGGGCTGGAAGATTGTTTTTACTCCATGCAAGTTCCAGCAATACACGGATCATGGTTGGAAAAGAAGGATGTGAGCGCCATCAAGAAGATGGGCATCTATGTGCCAACGCCTATGGAAATAGAGTTTAAAAAACACCCCACAATCGACAGTGATGTACCTCTTGTTTCAATTGCAAGCGCCTACCTTATACCAAAAAAATACGATACCAAAGAGGAAATGCACCCAAGATTTGCGTTTTGCATAAAGAACAAAAGATTACCAGAATCTGTGGAAATGATTTGTGGTACTCCATATCAATTTGGCCTGTGCGTCGAACTTACAAGCACAGAAGCTGGCAAGGAAATGAAACCAAAGACGTTTTGGTTTTGGTGTTGGATAGTAGTTACACCCACCGGGGAAATACGAATACCTAATGAGATGCAACAGGTATTCGTATCTATAACCCACAAGCGTAAAAAAAGTGGCTTCAAGGGTGTGAGAGGTGCGCGGCAATCAACGGCACATCTTAGGAAGTGGTGCTTACCATCTTTAGCGATAGCCGAAGAAAACCGCGACCAGACTGCACATGAGAAGCTTTTAAAATCCACTTTTCGGCAACTGCTGCTGTGGTGGAAACGCAGGGAAGATCAGTGGTCAGTTGGTGTACGCAAAGACGGCCACCGGGTTACGTTTAGCGTAGCCAAGGAACACACTTCAGCATATTTTGCTGATCGGGATACGGTTGTGAATGTAGACGGCAAGCCACGGAAGATCATACACTTCGTAAGAGAACACCGACGTTCAAGCGGGTCGGTTGTTAAGTCTCACGTTCGTGGGTTACGGGAGTTTGACTGGAAGGGTTACCACTGCGTTGTTACAGCCCCCGGCTTCAATGGGCGCTTGTTGACCAACATAACCCTAGAGCCAGTGGACGTAGACCTACACACGCCCCCAGAAAAATACATGGAAACAGAAGCACTCGCCATCACAATGGCAAATGCGGAAGACAGGATGGTGGCATGAGCAAAAAGCAACCCAGTGAACCACTGGCTGTTGTTTACACAATCAAGCTGACGCAGAGCCAGCGGGTTAAGCTGTTGCAACTCGGTGGGCCAAAGTGGATCAGAGAACAAATTGATAAGGCAACGAATGAGCGCAAATGATATACAGGTGGCAGGAACCCACTACAAGGAACAACCTATCCAGCCTTGGGATTACATTGCTGCCAACAAGATTGGTTACTTTGAAGGTAACGTAATCAAATATGTGAGCCGTTGGAAGGATAAAGGTGGTGTAAACGATCTGCGTAAAGCTCGTCATTATTTGGACAAACTGATTGAAATTAGCGAGGTTCACAATGAAAACCTTTGAGGAACTTTCCAAGTTGTTGCTTACTGACGTTGCTTATGTTCTGGATAAATGCCGTGGTAATACAGAAATGTATACACATTACGCCATGATGGTAAGTATGCTTGGTAAGTGCTACACCCATGCCGACAACAACGCCGTCATCATTGCTGAAATTAACGGTGACATGGCGATCATGTCTATAAACGCTACAGAGATGCAAGTAACCAAGCTAATGAACGAATCAAATGAGTACATCATGGCAAAGGTCATGGCTGACGCTCCTGAAAAATCCATGTTTAATTAAAATGAACAACTTAGAAGCAACGGTTTTTGTTTACCGGCACAAAACAACTAAAGAAATTCGCTGTGAGTACGGAGAATTAGATGAAACTCATTACGACCACATTGTCACGTTAGAACCACGGCTGTACATCCAGTTCCACTACGATGACCAAGAGAAGTTTGCTCTGTTGTGCGAGAAACTAGGCATGGAAGGATACGGGAGTCTTGCTATAGCGGCAGCGATCAGGCAATGAATAACAAGCTCAATAAAACGGAGAGGCTTCGCTTGGCTAAGGTGAAGTCGCTACCTTGTTCTGTGTGTAATCAGCCGGGGCCAAGTGAAGCCCATCACATTGAGCAGGGTATGCAGTACCTCTGCATACCTCTTTGCGAAGACTGCCATCGGGGTTCGTTCAATGGTTTGCACGGGCAGAAGAGGATGTGGCACGTTACCAAGAAAACGGAGTTGTCCTGTTTAAACGATACCATTGAAAAACTTATGTTTCCTTCGCCATCTTCTTGATTTCCCTGATGTCACTTACCAGTTCATTCTGAATCTGGGAAATTTCCAAGAGAGCATCTCTCTTCTCTTTGGCTGACATACCTGATGATCGTATCATGTTTGCCTCGTCTTGAAGTTTGGTCATC